TATGGATGTTGAAAGTTTAGAACAAGTAGCTGAGTATAAGGGTAGAGTTTCTACTAGGGATTATGGTAATCTACTGGTAAATATTTCTATCGAATACAATAACGCCTTACTAGTTATAGAGAACAACAATATTGGTTGGGCTACAATACAACAATGTATAGATAGAGAGTATGATAATCTATTTTACATGAGTAAAGATTTACAAGTGGTTGATGTACATAGACAGGTAAATAATAAAATTAACAGAGCAGAAAAACAACTTGTTCCTGGATTTACATTAACACAAAAAACAAGACCTTTAGTAGTTGCTAAACTAGAAGAGTTTTTTAGAGAAAAATTAGTAAAGGTACGTTCAAATAGATTAATTGATGAGTTGTTTGTATTTATATACAATGGTAGTAGAGCAGAAGCTATGTCAGGATATAATGATGACTTAGTAATGTCTTACGCTATGGGTTTATGGATACGAGAAACTGCTTTGAGATTAAGAGCTGAAGGGGTAGAACTTCAGAAAAAGGCTATGAATAGCATAACATCAAATCAAGGTGTATATACACCAAAAAACAACCAAAACGATTCTTGGACTATGGAAATAAACAAAAAACCAGAATCGTTAGATTGGTTACTTTAATTAAAGAGGTAAAAAATGGCTGATACAAGCTTATTTAGTAGATTAAGAAGATTATTTTCAACTAACGTTATTGTTAGAAACGTTGGTGGTAAGAAATTAAGAGTTAGTGATACAAGTCGCACACAATCATTAAATAAATCTAATTTAGTAGATAGATATCAAAAAATATTCACAGGTGCAGGACTTAGTGGGTATTCCGATGCATTATTATCTAAGTCTATGAGATTAAATCTTTTTAAAGATTATGAGTCGATGGATTCAGATGCTATAATATCTTCTGCTCTTGACATTTATGCAGATGAATCAACAATGAAATCAGAGTATGGTGAAGTTTTAAAAATAAATACGGATAATGAACAGATTAAAGAAATATTACACAATTTATTTTATGACATTGTTAATATAGAATTTAATTTATGGCCATGGATTCGTAATATGTGTAAGTATGGTGATTTCTTTTTAAAGTTAGAAATAAACGAAAAGTATGGTATTACAAATGTAGTACCACTTTCAGTATATGATGTGTCTAGATTAGAAGGATTAGATCCTGAAAATCCAGAGTATGTAAAATATTTAATTGAAGCTGCAACAAGTGAGAATAGATTCAAACAAGAACAGTCGGCATCAAAAGAAGAACTAGAAAATTATGAAGTAGCTCATTTCAGATTACTATCAGATTCTAATTACTTACCGTATGGTAAGTCTCAAGTAGAAGGTGCTCGTAAGATATATAAACAATTAACTCTTATGGAAGATGCTATGTTAATTCATAGAATTATGAGAGCACCAGAAAAAAGAATTTTTAAATTAGACATTGGAAATATACCACCAGCTGAAGTTGACAACTATATGCAACAAGTTATTAATAAAATGAAAAAAGCTCCTGTTGTCGATGAAGCTACTGGTGATTATAATTTAAAATATAATATGCAAAATATCACCGAAGATTTTTTCTTACCAGTTCGTGGTGGCGATAGTGGTACAAATATTGAATCCCTTCCAGGTTTGACTTATGAAGCTACTGAAGATATTGAGTATCTTAAAAATAAATTATTATCTGCTTTAAGAATACCAAAAGCATTTCTTGGGTTTGATGAGAGTATTGGCAGTAAAGCTACATTAGCAGCTGAAGATGTTCGTTTTGCTAGAACGATTGAAAGGATACAAAGAATAACACTTTCTGAATTGACAAAGATTGCTATCGTTCACTTGTATTCACAAGGATATACCGATGCAGATTTAACAAATTTTGAACTAGAATTGACTAACCCATCTACAATATATGAACAAGAAAAAATTGAGTTGTGGAATAGTAAAACTTCACTTGCAGAATCAATGTTACGTGATGGAATAGTATCTACCGAGTGGATTTATAAAAATATATTTAAGTTTACAGACGATGAAATTAAAGAACAAGATGAACAAATTGCTTTTGATTACAAAACAAAATTTAGAAGACAACAGATTGAATCAGAAGGTAATGATCCTGCTAAAAGTGGTGAGTCACAAGGTACACCATCTGATTTAGCTATGGGTAGAAGTGGACATGAACTAGATGATGAAGGTGGTTCAGAAGAAGGTGGACAACCAGGTGCAGGAAGACCTAAAGAATTAAATAAGTACGGTAAAGATAGTGGTGTCAGAGGAAGAGATCCGTTAGGAGCTCACGATAAGAAAAAAGGTGGAAGTGGTGCACCTAAATATGGTAAAGCATTAGCTCTATCACACTATGATTCTCTTAAAAAATCAATGAGTTTTGGTAAAAAAGACCAAGAATTAATAACAGAAGTATCTGAATTAGAAGAAGAGTACCAAAATGAGGTAACTTCTTTAACTAAGGACACTTCAAATGACTAATTATTATTTAACTTTATATTTATTTATGAGTAAATATACATACATATTGGAGTAATTTATAATGGCTCGAAAATTAAAACATTCGAAAATAAAGAATACAGGTATTCTTTTTGAATTATTAACAAGACAGATAACAGCTGATGTTTTAGCTGGAAAATCTACAAAATCAGTTTCTATATTAAAACAATTTTTTAATGAGAATACAGAATTGGGAAAAGAGCTTGAACTTTATAAGTTACTTTCTGAAAAACATTATCAATCAGAGGTTAGGGCTAATGATTTGTTAACTGTTGTCGTAAAACAGCGTCAAAAGTTAAGTAACTTAAATCTACGTAGAGAAAAATACAATCTAATTAAATCTATTAAAGAAAATTATAATGTAGATGACTTCTTTAATGGTCGTATTCCTAATTATAGAATACTTGCTTCTATTTTCAACATATTCCAATCTGAAACAACAGATGATAATTTTAAAGCAGAACATATTGTAAATTCTAAGTTTACTGTACTAGAACATATAACTAGTAAAAAAGTAGATGGAAAAAAGATTAAAGAAAAAGTTTTGAGTGAATATAGTAAATCTGATAAAGATTTGAGATTATTAGCATATCAAATTTTAGTCGATAAGTTTAATAAAAAATATAAAACATTGGATGAATCACAAAAAAGTTTACTCAAAAACTATATAAATAATGTAAGTAATACTAATTCATTACGAGAGTATGTAGACGTTGAAGTTTCTAAAATTAAAAAACAATTAAAAATACATTTACCAAAAGTAAATGATAAGATTACAAATATTAAACTAACAGAATCTATAAATCAAATAGGTAATTTGACAAAGGGTAAAGTAGTTGATGAAAAACAAGTTTTAACATTGATGAGATATTACGAACTTATTAAGGAGATTAAAAATGTCCACAAAACTTGAAATTCTTAGAAAGTATATCAGAGAATTAATTCAACAAGAGTTGGATGAAGCTTCTGTTACTGGTGCATTGGATGGTGGAGAAGGTCCTCCTAGAACTCCATATGCTTTCAGCGGTGGTCGTAAGAAAGACAAAGATAAGAAAAAGAAAATTGCAAATGCTGCTGGTTACTCAAAAGTAACTGAGGGTAAATATCATGATTATAGAAATGATGATACAATGTCACCAAAACAAAAAATTGGTCGTTCAATGAGAGAGGTTAGAGATAGTCTCAGTCAATTAGAAGGACTTGTAAAGATGAATGTAAGATTGAAAAATGAACTAAACGTTAATTCACAGTCATACTGGAAAAATACACATAAAGCGTTACATAAAATAAGTGAGAGGTTAGTAAAACTAGCAAACAAAGTCGGACAGTTACAGTAGGTTCGATATGCCTTTTGAAGATAAAAAGAAATCCTACATGGATACTCTTTTTAGTATTTCTACCTTGTTAAAGAGATGGCAAATAGAAATACAAAATAAAGATGTGGATAAAAATTATATGTTAAAAAGACTAGGACAATGGATAGAAATGTTAGAAAGTCTTAGAAATGAAATAATGATGGGAAGAGATAAATGAAAACACTAATAGTAGATTATTTACCGTTTGAAATAGGGCCAGAACAAATTAATGAATCCATGAAAGACAATGGTGGTAAGTTAATTGTTAAAGGCGTTTTACAACGTGCTGAAGCTAAAAATCAAAATGGTAGAGTATACCCTCGTGAAATTTTAGAACGTGAGGCTAAAAAATATACGAAAGAATTTATCGGTCAACGTAGAGCAATGGGTGAGTTAGACCATCCTGAATCATCCGTAGTAAATTTACAGAATGTTTCTCACAATGTTAGAGAAATGCATTTTGAAGGTGATAACCTACTAGGTACAGTTGAAGTTTTAGGTACACCAAGTGGTAACATCTTAAAAGAATTATTTAAAAGTGGTATTAAATTAGGTATCTCATCTAGAGGAATGGGTTCAGTAGAAACAGTAAATGAAGATAATGGTGACCAATCACAAGAAGTACAAGATGACTTTGAGTTGATTGCATTTGATTTCGTATCTAATCCATCCACACATGGTGCTTTCTTACATCCAACCAATGAATCAATTAACGAATCAAAGATAGTTGGTAGAACTTGTGGAGATTACTGTAAAGTAGAATCAATAATTAATGATATAATGAGGGGAAATTAAATGAAAAATTTAAATTCATACAAAAAAATAGCAAAAGAATTTATAAAAGAAGCAGCTTGGGATAGAAAATTTGGAGAACCACTCCCTACATTAGAGGATGTGATGAACGAAGATCCTAGAGGTGTTGATAATATAGACAGAAGTAAAGGTGCTGAAAAGAAAGATCAAGATGCTGATAGAGTGGGTAGAGATGATGGTGATACTTGGATGGCACCAAGTGGAGATTATGGTGGTAAACATAACGGTGAGATACAATATTTTGGTGATGAAGAAAAAGCCAAAGTTTATGCAAAATCTGGTTCTAAAGATAGTAAAGGTGGTGAAGAGAAGCCAGAAGAACCAAAAGGTAATATAGGTAAAGGTGATTTCGATAGAGATTCTGATGATAAAGGTGACGAACCAAAAGGTGATGAAGAACCAAATAAAGATACTTCATCTATGAGTTTAGAGAAGGATTCGACTTCTTGGGAATACGCAGAAGAGGATTCTGAAAGTGCTAGATATAGTGGTACACTTGATAGTTATCCTGGATTAGAAGGAAGAGTTGAAGATGTAGTCACAAGAATTTCATCTGGTCAATCTAGTGATGAAGAGATTGAAAAAGCTGAAGCTATGGCTGATAATTTTGAAAAGGCCGGAGATTTAAATCCTGAAGGTGGGGATGACTTTGAAGATTTTGGTATTGAATTGAGGGCTGGCTTAGACAAACACCATAGTATGAAAAATAGTAAAAAAGAATCAATAAAAGTAATCAACGGAAAGAAATACAGAGCAATAAAAGAATCTAAAGAACCAACAAAACAAAAAATTCACTCGTTTAAAAAGATGTATAAAAGAATTGGTGGAAAATAATGCATAATTACAAAAAAATGTCAAATCAATGGCACGAATGGAGATATGGTGACAAAGAGTTAACAGAAGAATCTATTAATGAACAAGAAAAAAAACAATCTAGAGAAATAACTGCAAAGTTTGATAAAGCATATTTAAACTTCGCAAAAGAAGTTAGAGATGTAATTAAAATGATTGATAGATATCAAGGTGATAAAACAGACGGAAAGATTATAGATAAAGTATATTCAAAAGGTCTTGTTCCACTTGATAAATTAATGAAGAGTTGGAATAGTGGACAACAAAAGAATCCACATATAGATGAAGGCTCAAATGATTAAATTAAAAGAATTAATTAAAGAAGAATGTAACTGTGGTAGTTCTTGTTGTGGTGTAAACGAAAGTGTTGAGGACAAGAACAGAGCTAATAAAAAATTTCAATCTCTTATGAAACATGAAGGTGGATTCAGAGATAAGATGTTTAAGTTAGAACAAGCTTTTCTTAGAGATGCAAGACCAGAAAATCGTGAGATTGCGAAACAACTCAAAAAATCATATAAAGATAACGTTACCAACTTTATGAGAGAAGCTGCTAAACTAACGAAAAAATTAAAGTAATGCCATCTAAATCCAAACAACAACAAAAATTTATGGGTATAGTTAGGTCTATACAAAAAGGTGAAGAACCGTCTAGTAAATTTTCAAAAGCAGCTCAAAAGGCTGCTAAGTCTATGGAAAAGGGTAGTGTAAGAAAGTATGCTAAAACAAAGCATGATGACTTACCTAAAAAGGTAAAGGAAGAAAGAGACTATAAGGATGAGTATAAGAAATTTCAATCTTCTACAAAGGCTAAAAAGTATAGAGCAGAATTAAATAAGTACAATCGTAAGAAAGGTACTTATGGAAATGGTGATGGTAAAGATGCATCACATAAGGGAGGAAAGATAGTGGGATTCGAATCACAATCTAAGAATAGAGGAAGAGCTGAAAAGAGTCGTTTGAAAAAAGAAGCAACTCTTAATGAAAATCCAGCTGTTATTGCAACTGCAGCTCGGATGGCTATACAAAATGCTAAAGGTAAAAAAGTATCAGTCAATACTGCTCGTCAATCTAAATATGCTAGTACAGACCCGTCCACTCATAAGAAAGCTAAAAGTATATTTCAAAGGATTAAAGATAAATTCAGTAAAAAGAAAGATGATAAACCCAAGAAGAAATCAACTCCTACTACCGCTGCTGACTTTCGTAGGTCTAGAAAAGAAAATGTAAATGAAGCTATGAGTGAATCACAAAGATTCAAAGTTTATAATTCACTTAAAAGGGGTGACATTGTAAGTATTAAATACGATTCTAGTATTCAAAAAGGTTCTAAGTATATTCCTTATGTAGTTACTAAAGGTAAAACTAAGTTGATGAAGGGTAAAATAGAAAGAATTATATTGAAAAGTCCAAAGAATCCTAGATTCAAAGCTTATCTGTACAACAGAGATGGTGATGTGAGTTTAGCACTTGGAAATATGGCTGCTAGTATTGTGGATATGAAAAAAGGTAAAGTAAAAGAATCTGTATATGAGTCAGTTTATAAGTTCAGAGGTATGACAAAAACGGATATGGATGAGTTTGATGCTCAGTTAAGTAGGGATAATGTAAAAGGAACACCTGATTTCAACAAAATGACTTATACTATACAGAGACCTAAAAAATCTGTGTATTTAGATTATTATATAAAGACTAAATATAAGAAATTTAAACCAAAGAGAATTGGAGAAGGTTTCGGTGGAGAACTAGAGGGTTCTGATAAGAAAAAATTTGAAAACGATAGAAAAAAAAATGGTGAACAATTAGGATACACACTTACTGGTGAATCTGATGTAAAAGAAACACTTCAAAGAGTAGTTAAAGAAGAAGTTTCTAATATAATATCTGAAAGAATGGATAAAAGACAAGCTGGTGAAACCTTAAAACAATTAGGTGGTAATAAATTTATCGCTATGACAGGTGCTAAAAACTTTGCAGTAGGGCCCAAAGGAATGGGATTTAGAATTGGTAGAAATTCAAAAAGTATAAATTATATAAGAATTGATTTAAAATCAACTGATTTGTATGATATGGAATTTATTAACATACGAGGAAGTAAGATAAAGGTAGTTAAGAAAGTAACAGGTGTTTACAATGACCAACTGCAAAAGATGTTTACTAAGTATACTGGTATGTATACTAGTTTATAAAATAATTAACAATAAACTTATGAATGTTATATTTATAGATGTAACAAATTCAACTTAATAGGAGAGTAAAAATGAAACAAGGAGTAGATTTTAACAAAAGTATTGATGGTATATTCGGAGGTGATTTAGATTTTCACGGCGAAAACCTTCAACTTAAAAACGTAACAAACATTGATTGTTCTGATACTGGTTCAAGAGCAACAACAAGTCATAACGGATTACATCCATCTGCATCACTATCACGTGATGAGTGTGGATATGTAGTTTTAGGTTCAGCAATTGGAACAGCACAAGCTGCAGGTAAAGGATTTGCAGTAGCTCTACCAACACCAGAAAGAGGACTTCATTATAAATTTATTTTAAGAGCACCATCAGTTGCAAACAATGATGCTGCAATAATAAAGATAATTTCAACTTCAGATGGACAAGTTGATTCACCACTTATCATTGGTAATGTAAGAGGTCATGGTGATGATAACGGAGCTAACGTAGTTGCAGTTAAGAAAACTATACAATTTGTAAAAAATGTTGCAACAGCTGGTGATATGGCCGAAGTTTGGTCTGATGGAACTAACTGGTTTGCTGACATTGTTTATGATGCAGACGGTGCAGTAACTTTAGTCTAATAAAAAATAAGAGGACTTACTATGTCTAAGAAAATAAAGTTAAAAGACTTAATTAACGAGAACTTTAGTGGAACTGTAATGGGTGGGGTTGTATCCCGTAGCCCATTTCACAATGATACTAGTCTATCTAAAATCGTAAAAGAAAAATACGGTGATGTAAGTGAAGACAGTATTGATGTAAAAGGTTTAACTAATGAGATAGCACAATTTAATAAAATTGGTGAAGCTATCTTTGGTAAGTCTAATATTACTCAAATATCAGAAAAACTAAGTTGGATTGCTGGTCAGGCCAAATCACATACTCTCCAAGAAACTGAGGATTGGTTTGACAAGATAACAGTTAATCGTAATATGAAGGAACTTACTGGACTGTCTAAGCAGTTCAGTAAGATATCCTCTGAGTCTGAATCACTACAACAAAGGTTGGGTGCTTTATACGAAGATATGGGTAATATTATTGGTAGATATTATGAAATTGGTGAAAAACACGTTCCAGGTCATGATTCAGATGATATTCAAACTAAAGACATAGAAGAAAATGCATATGAAAAGTTCTTTCAAGGTGCAATGAAAAAATTTGGTATTAGTGCACCAGATGAATTAGATGATGATAAGAAAAAAGCATTTTTTAATTATGTAGATAAGAATTACAAAGCAGACAACGAAACCGATTAGGGGGATACGTGATATACGTAAAAGTTTATAATAACAATATTGAAAAAGCAATAAGTAAACTAAAAAAACAAGTAAAAGAAACAAAGCTAATGGTAGAATTAAGAGAACGAGAGTTCTATAAGAAAAAATCTACCAAAAGAAAAGAAGCAAAAGCTAAAGCTCGTTTAAGAGCAAAAAATAATTCAAATAATTAAAGGTTTTTTTTATATTTGTATATTTATATATACAAAAAACAAATACACTACGGTCTTTCCGACCATCTTGTAGTGTAATCAAAGTAATAACACATTATAGTTCTCAATAACTATACTAACATCCTAAATGGAGAAATAATAATGGATGATCTTTTAAAAGATGCCATTGCTGATGCTAAAGCTGTTCGTGAAACTGCTTTAGAAAATGCTAAAATAGCTCTAGAAGAGGCCTTTACACCTAGATTACAATCTATGCTTTCAAAGAAGATTCAATCTGAAATCGAAGACGAAGATGATATTGAAGAACGTGACGATGAAGATGAAGATCCTGAAGAAAGAATGGATCTTAAAGCTGGTGACGAGGATCCTTCTGATGACCATTCTGAAGAAGATATGGACGAAATCGAAGATGATGAAGACGATGAACCTAAAATGGACATGGAAAGCGTCATTGAAATCGATGGTGTTAAATACGCACCTGTAGTTTCTGAAGAAGAAGATGAAGATGAAATGGACGAAATCGAAGATGACGAAGATGATATGGACGAATCTGATGACTTTGACCTTGACGAAATTCTTAAAGAATTAGAAGAGGAAGAAGATGAAGATGACGACAAGAAGGACGAAGTAACTGAAGAAGAAGATGAAGATAAAGATAAGAAAGATGTTGACGAAGAAGTCGACCAATCTTCTGGTATCGGTTCTTCTGAAAATTCAAAAGGTTCGGCCGACAAATCTTCTGGTATTGGTTCAAAAGACAAAGCCAAATTCGAATCAGTTGAAGTAACTGAAGAAAAAGACGAAGATGGTGAGGAAGTTGATGAAGATATCGACCTAGAGGAAATCGTAAAAGCACTTTCTGAAGAAGAAGATGAGGAAGAGAAGAAGGATGAAAATTCTAAACTCCAATCAGAACTTGAAGAGCATCGCAATGTCGTAAAATACTTGCGTTCCAAATTAAACGAAGTTAACCTGCTTAATGCAAAACTACTTTTCACAAACAAACTTTTTAGGTCACATGGCTTGTCCAATGACCAGAAAATGAAAGTTGTGGAAACTTTTGATAGAGCACATAACCTTCGTGAAGTCAAATTAGTTTATTCTACTTTGGCTGAATCATTTGGTTCGAAACAAACTAAAACTGAAATTAAAGAATCTAAAGGTTCGGCTTCTAAAGCTGTCGCCTCAACTAAGTCTGAAAAGCAAGAAGTAATTGCTGAAGGACATGAGATGAGAGACAGATTTAAGAAACTGGCTGGTATTCTTTAAGACATAATTGGAGAAAATATAATGTCTAAATTCAAAAACCTCGGTACAGTCGAGAAACTGATGGATGGATATAATCCTCATCGTGACCGACAAGAGGAAACTCGTGGCTTGATCAAGAAGTGGGAAGCTACCGGATTGTTAGAAGGTATTTCGGATGAACAGAAGACTAACGGAATGGCCGTACTCCTAGAGAACCAAGCACGTCAACTTATTGACGAAGCTAGTTCAACAGGTACATCAGCTAATTCTGAAGAGTGGTCTGGTGTTGCATTACCATTGGTTAGAAAAATCTTTGGTGAATTAGCAGCTCAGGAATTCGTTTCTGTTCAACCTATGAACCTTCCTTCTGGTCTAATCTTCTATCTTGATTTCAAGTACGGAACAGAACAAGCTGGTTTTAACAGCGGTCAAAACGTCTTTGGTGTAACATCTGGTTCAAATGCAGATCCAAACCAAGGTCTTTATGGAGCTGGTAAATTCGGATACTCAATTAACGACCACGCAAGTGAAGTTTTTGCAATAGGAACTGCAGCTACTGGTGGTGCAAATGCAACTGGTTCAATAGTCTGGGAAGACGTTGATTTTGAACCTGGTTTATCTGCTTCATTAAGTGACTTGAAGTACTATGACTTTCCGCTATCAGAATTAACTAATCAAGATAATGAAGGTGCAAAAGCATGGGAAATAACTGGTTCAACAGATTTTACTGCTTACTATCCAGCTTACACTTCTCTTAGAGATGGTGTAAATGGTAGTGAAGTAGAACCTGGAAATACTGGAGCTACTCATGTACGTTTCATTGTTAATGGTTCACTAGGAGCAGCTGGTACAGTAACAGTTAATTATCATAAGCAGCCTTCAGACATCACTCGTGGTGATTTTGAAGCTACTTCTACTGATATTAGTGCTAATCCTGAAACCGATATTGATATTCCAGAAATTGACATATCAATGCGTTCAAAGGCAATTGTTGCTAAGACACGTAAGTTGAAAGCTGTTTGGACTCCTGAGCTTGCTCAAGACCTTAACGCTTATCATAGTGTTGATGCTGAAGCAGAACTTACTTCACTATTAAGTGAGTACGTTTCTATGGAAATCGATTTAGAAATCCTAGAGATGCTTCATCTAAATGCTAACGCTAAGACCGAAAAATGGTCAGCTAGAGTTGGACACGAGTATAATTCTGTAACTAAATTATTTGCAGAATCATCAGGTGCTTCTAACGCTTACACAAAAGGTGATTGGTTCCAGACTCTTGGTAACAAGATACAGTCTGTTTCTAACGCAATTCATCAGAAGACTCTACGTGGTGGTGCAAACTTCATCGTAGTAAGTCCTGAAGTTGCTACTATCCTAGAATCTATTCCTGGATATGCTACTTCTTCAGACGGCGATTCAACATCTAAATCCTACGCGATGGGTGTTCAAAAAGCTGGTCTGTTGAATAACAGATACACAGTTTACAAAAACCCTTATCAGTTTGAAAACGTGATATTGGTTGGTTTCCGTGGAAGTAACTTCCTAGAAACTGGAGCTGTATATGCACCTTACGTACCGTTAATCATGACACCTCTTGTCTATGATCCTAAGAACTTTACACCAAGAAAAGGTGTAATGACTAGGTATGCGAAGAAAATCGTAAGACCAGAGTTCTATGGTAAAGTAATAGTTGCTGACGTAAACTTCGTTTAATGTCAACTAATACAGTACTTTAGGTACAAAATGAAAAAGGGGGAGTTTTTACTCCCCTTTTTTTTATCCAATATTATCTCTTCTTATATTTATTAATGAACAAATGTATTTAATTTAGGAGAATTTATATGGCACAGGAAGTAATTTGGGCTGGAAGTAGTTCATTTTCAAGTGGTGACACTCCGTGGGGATTATATGATTCCGATAGCGATTTCACATCAGATGTAGATAAGTTTGCAGATTGGTGTGCTAGAAGATTGGGATATCCAATCATGTCTGTAGAACTACAATCTGGTTCTTTTTACGCTTGTTTTGAAGAGTCTGTTTCAGAATACTCGGCACAAGTAAATCAATTTAATATAAAAGATAATCTACTACACCTCACTGGTCAAGCAACTGGTTCAAACGTAACACATAAAAGAGTTACACCCACGTTGGGTAGAAGTGTATTTTTATCAAAACAATATGGTACTGAAGCTGGAGTTGGTGGTGATGTTGATATTAAGAAAGGTTCTTTCTCATTAACTACTGGTGTTCAAGAGTATGATTTGAATAGTTTATTTGCAGATGTAAGTGCTAGTGGAGCTATAGAAGTAAAAAGAGTTTACTTTGAAGGTACTCCAGCAATGCAAAGATTTTTTGATCCTTATGCGACAACAGGATATGGTACAATAAACATGGTACAAGGATTTGGATTTGGTAATCAATCTCCTGCCGTATCATTTACACTAATGCCACTTTTTGAAGATTTATTAAGAGTACAGGCAATTGAACTTAATGATTCAATTAGAAAGTCTACTCATTCCTTTACATTAACAAACAATAAAATAAGAATATTTCCAGATCCAACAGGCGATAGTACTATGTATTTTGATTACGTAGATACTGCTGAAAGAGATAATCCATTAATATCAGAATATAGTGGTTCGTCTGATGTAGTATCAGATTATTCCAATGTTCCATATGATAATATGCAGTATGCTTTTATTAACGATGTCGGTAAACAATGGATTCGTAAATATGGATTGGCTTTATGTAAAGAGTTATTGGGTATAATTAGAAGTAAATATGGAACTATACCAATACCCAATTCAGATACCACGCTAGATGGTGACACGTTAAGAAGTGAAGCTTCTGCTGAAAAAGAAGTTTTGGTTAGTCAATTAAGAGAAATATTAGAACAGATGAGTAGGAAAGCTCTTTTAGAAGCTGACAAAGATGAAGCTGAATTTCTAAATGAGAAGTTAAATAAAGTTCCGATTCCAATTTTTATAGGATAAATAAATGCCAAGTCGTTTTTATTCACAAAAAGACATAGATACATTTGATAAGTTTAACAAAGAACTTGTAGGTGATTTGTATAGTAATCAAGATGGTATCATATATCAGCCAGTAGTCATATATAAAGTTTCAGTATATGACACCGAAGTAAATATGTACGGAGAAACTTCAGAGGGGAAAGTATACAAGCCAGGTATACAAGTTAGTGCAGTAGTTGATGCAGAAGACCAAACTACAACTACAGATGAATTTGGTCCTGATTTACAACAAAATGCTTTATTTTCTTTTGTACGGCAATCACTAGTTGATGTTAGTTATGTTATTGAAATTGGAGATGTCGTAGAATGGAATAGTGGATATTGGGAAATATCATCAATTAGTGAAAATCAGTTAATTGGTGGTCAAACTGATTATAATCACTCAGTCGTATGTAATTCATTCTTAGTAAGAATATCTAACTTAAATATTGAAAGAGTGAGAAGTGTATAATGTCAAATAGAAGTGCATCAAACAAACCATTACCAAGAAAACAAAGAGTTTTAAATAGAGGATATCTGTATTCAAGGTCAGATGAGGATATAAAAAATCCTGAAGTTACCTTGATGGACATGGATGGAGCTATTATGTCTTATTTTGATGATGTAATAAAACCATCTGTAGAGGATAATGGTGAAAATGTAAAGGTTCCAGTTATGTATGCTTCTCCTGAAAGGTGGAAGTCTATACAACGTGATGGTTTTATGAAAGATAAAAAAAGACAAACTATCACTCCAGTTATTGTATATCGTAGAACATCTATTGCAAAAGATGATATGGTGCCTCAAGATAAATTAGATGCAAATAATCCACATCAATTTTATACATTTGAAAAGAAGTTTTCAGATATAAACAAATATAGTAATTTTAAATCACAGATAGGTTTACTACCACAAAAAGAATATTACAATGTAACTTTTCCAGATTATGTTACGTTAACTTATGATTTTATTATTTGGACATCTTACATAGAACAGATGAATAAAATAGTTGAAAGAGTAGTATACTCAGATGGAGCTTATTGGGGACATCCTGATAAAATGAGGTTTAGAACAAGTGTAGATACCTTTACAGACGCAACAGAAATAGGAGATACTGAAAGGTTAGTGAGAACAAACTTTACTGTTACATTAAGAGGGTATTTATTACCAAAAGGTAACTTTGACCATAGGTCAACTACCCAAAAATTTATAACTCCTAAAAAAGTAATATTTGGTACAGAAACTGATTCTATAATAAACAAAGTAACTGGAACAAGTGGACAATTTACAGAAGAGGTATCTGATTCAGTATCATCTCCTATCAAGGCAGCATCATCTGATTTGGGGGTTGTTGTATCAAATCCACTAATATTTACAGGTGGAACTGGAGTAACCATATCTAATGATGGTATAGAGTTTAATGGTTCAACTGCGATAACACAAAATGTATCCATAGACCAAGACGTGTCTACTACTGCAAATGTAACATTTGCTCAAGTATCTGCAAGTTCTTTTGTAATAGGAACTAACACATATAATAATAATAGCTTAACTGGAAGTTTAAGTATATCTGGTTCGTTAACCACTACAGGAGATATTACTGTTAATGGAGATGCGACCGTAGAAGGAACTTTAACTGTAAGAGAATTAAAAACAGAATTTGTGTCAGCTTCTATATTGTTTGAGAGTGGTTCTACTGTTTTTGGAGATACATCTGATGACACTCATCAGTTTAGTGGTAGTGTTCTTACATCTGGATCTTTAAGATTAAACAATTATACTGTACATGAAATATCAAATGATACTTCTTTAACAGATGGAAGTTCTACTGCATTGGTCACCGAAAACGCAGCAAAAACATATATAGATAATCAGACTGATGACCAACAGGCCTATTTAAGAAAACAATTTGTAAAAACTTCTACCTCAATAACAGCACCAGGTACTGCTAGTTTTACAGCAGTAACAGCATCTGCACCTAGTGACATGACATCAACTTCAGAAAATGATTTTGTATTTTTTATAAATGGTCAGTATATGGAACATGATGCATTACAAATTCAACAAGAGTCAACAACATTTCGTGTAATAGTTGATACCGATAGTATAGGTTATGATTTAGAAGGTGATGATGAGATATTAGCTATTGGTAAATTCAATTCTTAGGAGTTTATAATGGGTTTTATATTTAGAGAACCATTAGTTATTCAACAAGGTACTGGAGTAACTGTAGATCCAAATGACACCAATTTGTTTGGAGAAACAAGCCCATCTGAAACAACTACAATTTCTATAGGTCAAGATTTAAAAACTACATCAGATTTAACATTCAATAAATTAACTTTAAGTGACAAGTTTATACTCGACAATGAAAGTTTAATATTCAAAAGTGGAGAACTATTAGGTTCTTTGACATTGGTAGGTAGTATTGATACAACACAAAATTTTAATACTAATAGTAATCTAACTATAGAAGGAGCTACTACAGCTTTTAAAATAGAATCAGAACTTTCACAATCAGTAACACTATTTGAAAGTGGTTCTAGTACATTTGGTAATAGTTCAGATGACACTCATCAGTTTAGCGGTAGTTTTTTAATATCTGGTTCTTTAGCTTTAAGTACAAATAACACAGTACGAGAAGTATCTAATGATACTTCACTAGGAGATAGTAATTCTGTTGCAGTAATTACTGAAAATGCAGTAAAAAACTATGTAGATGATAGTACAGGTGACATAAATGTTTACTTGAGAAAATGTTTTGTACATACAGGAAGTTTTGTAGATTCAAGTACATCAGAGTTTACGGCTGTTACTGCTTCTGCACCATCACCATTAACTTCTACAAGTGAAAGTGATTTCATGTTTTTTATCAACGGACAAATGATGGAACATGATGCACTAACTGTACAACAAAGTGGAACTACGTTTACTTTGAATCTAGATATAAACTCTTTAGGATATGATTTGGTATCTGATGATGAAATAGTAGCTTGGGGTAAATTTAATTCTTAATTCCACCTTTCTTTTACTACGTTATGATATTTATAAGTATGAGAAAAAGACATTGGAAAGATAGAAAAAATAGAAAATGTCCAACTTGTGTTAGAATATTGACTTATTCTAGAAAAGATTCTTTCGATAGAGCGGTTGGTAATAATACAGTTTGTAAATCATGTGCACAAATGGACAGAAAACTTACAATGGAAACAATACAAAAAATGCAACAACCTAAAACTGTTGAACATAAACAAAAAATTTCTATCAGTCAATACAAAAGGTCGTATGATAGATACTTATTAGAAGTACATACACCTAATTTATCATTTGATGAATTTGTAAAGGCTAGAAAACAAGGATTTCAATGGCAATACTAAAGAGTAAACAACTTTCTACCCAACTAACTGGTTCATATGTCCTATCTGGTTCACAGCAGACTTTTATAGGAACAACTCAAATTACTGGTAGTGTAGAAACTACAGGTGATTTGACATTAAAGGGTTCATCGGTAGACTTAAATATTAGGTCATCCGACAACGTTAACCTTGCCAGACTTCTAACCACTACAGGTGGTTCATCAGGATTACAATTAATTGATAACTTGTACCACAATGTAGCGACAACAGTAGATTTAAACTCTAGTGGTACAAATGCTTTAACAATAACATCTGGTAGTACGACTGTTTTCAATGTAGATAGAGACAATTTTAAAATAAGTGGTTCATATTCATCAACAGGTTCTTTTGGTAATGTTTTATCTACAGGTAATATAGAAAGTAGTGGAAGAATTTTTGAAAGTGGTACATCAGTTATTGACCACGCCACAGCAATGGCAATAGTTTTTGGAGGATAATAATGGCTAATACATTTAAAAGTGCAGCAACAGGTTCAACAACAGGAGTAACAACCATGTATACTTGTCCAGCAGCAACATCTGCAGTAGTTCATGCAATGTATCTTAGTAACGTTGATGGTACAAATGATGCTACAATCACGGTATCAATTAGTGGAAGTGCTAATTTCGATACTAGAAGATATTTGTTGAAAACAGTAGATGTACCAGCAGACTCAACTGTAATAATTGAGAAACCTATTAACTTGGGTACTGGAGATAAATTAGAAACACAAGCTTCTGCAAATGACGATATAGATGTTTTTGCAAGTATATTGGAGATAACCTAGTATGGCTAACAATCCAAATTATATTGGTAAAAATATACTAAACCATAGTCTTGAGGTAAAAAATGGTAATATAATTGGTGACCACACAGAGGTTATCAAAGTTACTGTCGTATCAGATGGTGGTAATAAATATGCATTTGAAGGTGCTACGGCACCTGATTTTACCATCGATGAGGGAAAGACTTATCGTTTTGATTTATCAGATAGTACAAACGATGGACACCCATTTCGATTTAGTATAACAGAAAATGGAAGTCATGGTGGTGGTAGTACTTACTCAACAGGAGTTACAGTACATGGAACACCT